GTGTGGATTTTTAAATGAAGCGGGTAGAAATCAAAATTATACAGTAGAGTGTTGGTTAAACATAGACTCTAATGCAACAACACCTAAAAGAATATTTGGACCAATTAATTCGACTGATGGTTTATATGTTGAAAATGCATTTTTAACTTTAGTAATTGGAAATAATTTTGTTTCTCACTATGTTGGCGAATGGTTTAGGCCGATGCTAGTTCATATTAGACTTATTAAAGATTCTGCTACTTTATTAGTAAATGGAGAAGAAGTTGGAGAATTATCTTTTATTACAAAAGATTTAACTTTGCCAGAAGAACTTACATTAAATGATAAAAATAATGACTGGGTTGGATTTTATGCATATAAAGATCAAGTTGTAGATCCAATTATTTTGGGATCATTTTCTATCTTTCCATATTCTATGTCAACATTAGTTGCTAAATCACACTATGTTTATGGACAAGGCATTCCATTGTCCTCTGAAGTTATTGATAGTTATTATGGAGGTACATCAGTAGAAATTGATTACTCTGTTTCTAAATATAATAACAATAAAACATACCCACTAAATCTGTCGTGGCAACAAGCAGACATTGATAATTTAAATGCAACAGATACATCACTAAAAACTCCAGAGTATAGTTTGCCAACATTTAATTTAGGAACAAAAACTTTATTACAGTTAGAAGAAGATAGTTTTGCAATACAAGATGATGGAGAAACATTTTTTTCTTTAAACCCTAACTCTACCTGGAACTCAATTAATTCTTCTATTTATTTTAACAATTTAAGTTTTATGCAGTCATCTATAAATGCTATATATGGTGTTTTTGAATTTACAAGTTCTTCGACAGATCAAACTTTAATGTGTCTATTTCAAGACAACAACAACTATTTAAAAATTAGAAGGCTTGCTACTAATGGAAACATCAACTATGTTTTTTGTTACAATGGAACAATAACTACTATTGCATCTGCTGCAATTCCACTTCATGAATTCGTTGCAGGATTTGAGTTTAGCAAGTTATTAAGCAATAATATTTTAGGACTGTCTCAGTTTTTATCTAACCCCCTTTCTTTAAAACTATATGTTGGTAATGATTTTAATAATAATAAATTTACTGGAAAAATTTATACATTTGGTATATCAACAATAAAAAATTCATTAGAAATAGACCATCATTTTTCTTCTAATGGAATTGCAACTGTAAATGCCTATTCGTCTTTGATTCCACATATTGCTAGTTACACCCTCTCTCCATTTGAAGAATATGGAAAGTTTTTCTTAGATATTTCAATATCAGGATATTGGAGAGATTATTTGCCCGTGTCTTCTTTAATGTCTCAGGTTACAGATGCTTCAAACAATACCGTTAATGATTTAGATTATGTACAATTTAACATTGATTACCCATCTCCATCAGATATTCCTGCAACTGAGCAGATATATTGGACTAACTCATCTATATCAAATCCTTATTTAACTTCAGAGGCGTCCGTTAGATCTTATATTGCATTTGACTACACGGCTAATGGTTACTCTAAACCAGACGAAGACTATACAGATGTTTCTGCAAATCAGTCCAGGATTTTAGATTTAAATAATACTTCTTGGGCAGATAAGCGTTTTGAGTTGGTTGATGGATATTTGATTTATCCAGATAAAAATGTTAATCTATCTAACATGTCTTTAATTTATTTTGTTAACTTTAAAGTTAAAAGTATTTTAAAGAAAAAAGTTTTTTTAAGAAAACTAGAGTTTGCTGCAAAAACACTTAATTATAATTCAAATACTCCAATAGGAACTAAACATGGAACAGATATTTATCCATTTAAAAAGGTAGGATTTTATACAAATTATAAAGGAAAGAATCCTTTAATTATTGATAAAGACAATACGCCTTATTTATATTTAACTAGAAAAAGCGGACTAGAACTAAGAAATGGCATTAATGATATTGAAAGAGGAATTTCAATTCCAATTTCTTCTACATCTATCGAGCAGTATTCGTTAAGCGCATTTCAGATTTTTACAAGGTGTGATCTGTTTGCTTTTCCTCAAGATCCAGTTAAAATATTTGAAATAAATTATAAAACGGATTCTTTAGATTTTTATATAAAGGCAAACTCATCAAGTGCAAAACGAGGAGTGATATTTGCCAAGACAAGGTCCACTGGATCTATTTTTACAGATTTATCTTATTATTTAAATGGTAAGTTAGTTGGAGAGCCCGTTATGGATATACAGCAATGGTACTCTCTTGGAATTTCTTTTAACTCGTCTTTAAGTTTTAATAATTACTCTGGAAGTATTGTTTTAAAATATCTTATGATGTTTAATAATATTTCTTTTTATCAAGGCACACCTTTGCAGGTTGTTCAAAGATTAGTGTTACGAACTTGGCAAGAAGTTGAAGATGAAGGAGCAAGTTGGCAAATATGGGAAAATGAAGGCGATTGGAACAATCTATTAATTAGGTCTAGAGACTCTAGGTACATAGTAGATCCTTCAGAAGTGTACAAAACTTATATTGGAAGTAGAACCATAGTTGTTGACGATTTAAATAGTGATTTTAAGATAGTGTCAAATAGCGTAGCCTCATACCAGGATGCTTCCTGGCAAGAGTACGTTATAACTCCAGCATAATATGGTATACTTGTGGTTATGAATAAGCCAAAACCAGAAAAACTCGGTAAATCTAAACTCAAAGTAATTGAAAAAGGTTACGACTGGGGTATTTATATTTGGATGAAACCTAATGGAAAAGCGTTTGGAGATGGTCATGGAAACCTTCTTAACATACCATCAATGCGTGGCGATTTACAAAAAATGGCTGAGTTAAGAAGATCAGCGGAATATTATGGATGTGAAGGTGGTCATGCAGCATTTCATCCAGGAATTAAAAGAGTAAGTGAAATGGAATATACAGAACAACTATCAAGAATGCGTGAAGGTCTTATTCCAAATATGAACGATCTTGGTGCAGTTTATGATGCACAGCAAACATTAAAGACACATGGTGAAGAATAATGAATGAAGATTACATTCTTGGCGCCTCAATTAGCGATCCAGTAGAAAAAGATGATACCTTTAAGAAGAGCGATCCTTTTGGAAAGTCTTGGGATGATTTAAAGGGTTTAGTAAATTTAGATCAAAACTTTAAAAGACGCACATCAAGAAGTTTAAGCAAGGTAGATACAGCAGCAACCGCATATCTTAATAGTGCAAACTCAAGTCCATCGGGTGTTGAAGATGCAAGATCAAAGGCTATAAATCCTGGCGCAGTAATTAGAAATGGTTACGGACTATTTGATGTTATTACACCACCATACAATCTTTACGAATTGGCAAACTACTATGATACTTCATTTGCAAATCATGCAGCGATTGATGCAAAAGTAGAAAATGTCGTAGGTCTTGGATATGACTTTGTTTTAGGTTCACGAACAATGCTTAAACTTGAAAACGTTGAAGATGAAACTTCATTGGGTAGAGCAAGAAAACGCATTGAACGAGCAAAGATTGAAATGAAAGATTGGTTAGAAAGCCTAAATGATGACGATAGTTTTACAAAAACAATGGAAAAAATTTATGTAGATATGCAAGCAACTGGAAATGGCTATATGGAAATTGGTCGTACAGTTACTGGTGAGATTGGTTATGTTGGACATATTCCAGCAACAACAATTCGTATTCGTAGACTAAAAGATGGCTATGTTCAAATTATTGGTCCATCTGTAATTTACTTTAGAAATTTTGGGGCAAAGAATGTAAATCCAATTACAACAGATCGTAGAGCAAATGAGATTATTCACTTTAAACAATATTCACCATTAAACACATATTATGGTGTACCAGATATTATTGCTGCATTACCATCCCTTGTTGGAGATCAATTAGCAACACAATATAACATTGATTATTTTGAAAATAAAGCAGTTCCTAGATACATAATTACTCTTAAGGGTGCAAAGTTATCTGCTGATGCAGAAGACAAGATGTTTAGATTCTTGCAGACTGGTCTAAAGTCGCAGTCTCATAGAACACTTTATATCCCACTTCCTGGAGATAGTGAAAACAACAAAGTTGAATTTAAGATGGATCCAATTGAAAATGGAATTCAAGAGGCTTCATTTAATGAATATAGAATTAGAAATCGTGATGATATTTTGATTGCCCATCAAGTTCCTATCTCTAAACTTGGCGGAGCAGATAGTGGATCTATTGCTGCTGCTTTGTCACAAGATAGAACATTTAAAGAGCAGGTTGCTAGACCAGCACAACAAGAACTAGAAAAACTTATCAATAAAGTAGTGCGTGAAAAAACAGATGTCCTTGAACTTAAGTTTAATGAACTTACACTCACTGATGAAATCGCACAGTCTCAAATTCTTGAAAGATATGTAAAGACTCAGGTTATGATGCCAAATGAGGCTAGAGAAGTTATTGGTTTGCCACAAAGACCAGATGGAGACGCACCATTTGAGATGTCTGCAAGACAAGCAACAGATGCTAGAGCAAATATTTCTGGGAATAGACAAAGAGATGCTGAAAGAACAAACAACAACTCAGACTCTCCTTCCACAATTTCTGGAAGAAATGCACAGGGAGAGGGAAGATCTTCCACATAATATCAACAAAGTCGTAAAAAAGTTGATATAATGGATGTGATATGAGTATCATTAACAAAGCCCATTGGTCAACAGAAGGAGACAACTTAAGGTTGTCAATGCCTTTTGCTAAGGTTGACAAAGAACGTAGAGTTGTGTCAGGTTTTGCGACACTTGACAATCTTGACGTACAAAACGATATTGTCACAAGTGACGCTAGTTTAAAGGCTTTTTCTAAGTTTAGAGGAAACATCCGTGAAATGCATCAACCATCTGCAGTAGGCAAAATGGTGGCATTTAAAGAAGATAAATATTTTGATCCAGAGTCAAAGAAGTTTTATTCTGGTGTTTTTGTTTCTGCATATGTATCAAAAGGCGCACAAAATGTGTGGGAGAAAGTATTGGATGGGACATATACAGGTTTTTCAATTGGCGGAAGAATGAACACGTGGGA